GCGGCAGGTAGAAGAAGCAATAAAAGAGCACAAAGACTAGCAACCGGTGCAGCTAAGACAGGAACTAAAGCTAAGTTTGGCGTAGGGTCTGATAAAACGGTTAACGGACAAGCAAATGTAACTAGAGATCAGTTAGTAAAGGCTGGATTTCCGACCAATACCAAAGGTCTTCGAGATTACATGAACGCTTGGAATAGAACTGGTAAACGCCCTACTAAAGCTGCCGCAGAGAAAGAACGTAAGATAGAAGATAAAAAACCAGATAAACGTACTGCTGCTGAGAAAGTGACAGCTCAGGGGCGACGGGATAACGCAAGAGCACAAAGACCAGCAGCAGCAGCTAAACCTACTACTGCTGTTGCCCGAAGAGGGAATGTTGTACCGGGGATAAGGTCAGGTGATAAAACACCAAGAAATAAAGCTCCAATTCATACAGCGGTAAAGCGGAGAATTAAAAAACCAACTGAAAGCAGAGCTACTTATGACGCTAGAAGAATGAAAGAAAGGCTTGCTAGAGAAGAAGCAAAAAAAGAAGATACCAGAGTTGCTTATGACGCTAGAAGAATGGCTCCAACGGCTCACGATAGATATATAAAAGAACAACTTGCTAGAAGAAAAAATCGGGGGGATATTGGCACAGGCAGATCTGTAAAACCAACTGAAGAGCAAAGTATTTTGAGTCCACCACAACGGTTGGGAAAAGACACTGGAACTTCAGAAGCTATAGACAAGTATTTAGGAAAGACTGCTGGAGGAAGGGCGGCAACAATTGCTAGCCTAGTAGCAGGTGGTGGTGCAGCAGGAAAAGGAGTTACAGCACTAGCTAGCAAACTCGGAAGAAACCCTACGATAGCGGAGTTGAAAGCCTATCTAAAAGGCAATATTACACGCGGAGAGTTTCGTAGTGGGCCGAAAGGTTTTAAAAAAGGCGGTCTTGTTAAAAAATCTGCTGCTAAAAAATCTGCTGCTAAAAAATCTATTGATGGTATTGCACGTAAAGGCAAAACCAGAGCTAAACATAGATAATGGTATGAAATATGACAACTTCCTCAACTGCTACATTTGATCTGGATCTTAATGAAATTGTAGAAGAAGCATTTGAACGAGCAGGTTCTGAATTACGTTCTGGGTATGATCTTAAAACAGCCAGACGTTCGCTTAATCTATTATTCGCAGAGTGGGCAAATCGAGGTATTAATCTCTGGACTGTAGAGTCAGGTACGCAGCTACTAACTTCAGGAACTGCAACTTACGACCTTGCTGTTGATACAGTTGACTTACTAGAATACGTTATTCGTACTGGGTCAGGTACTACGCAATCTGATCTAGCCCTATCTAGGATAACGGTATCCAGTTACGCAGCAATTCCTAATAAAACCACAACGGGTAGACCTACCCAGATATACATAGATCGTAAAAGTGGAGCTACTGAAGCAAGCGGGGTGCAAAACCCTACCGTTACTTTGTGGCCTGTGCCGGATAGTGCGGCTACTTATACGCTAGTGTATTGGCGACTAGCTAGGATACTAGATGCAGGAAGTGGGTTTAATACAATGGATGTCCCGTTTAGGTTTCTTCCAGCAATGGTAGCAGGTCTTGCTTATCATTTAGCAATAAAAATACCGGGGTCAGAACAACGTGTACTTGTTCTCAAACAAATGTATGACGAAGCTTGGCTACTTGCTTCTGATGAAGACAGGGATAAAGCCTCTTTACTAATTACTCCACAGATATATTACGTAAACTGATATGGCTCAGAAATTCGCATCAGCTAAACACGCAATCGCAGATTGTGATCGTTGCGGGTTTCAATATAAATTAAACCGCCTTAAAGAAATTTATATTAGAGCGCGTAAGACTAATATTCTAGTGTGCCCCACTTGTTGGGAATCAGATCAACCACAAAATTTTGTGGGCTTGTACCCAGTTAATGACCCGCAAGCAATTAGAAACCCAAGACCTGATAACTCTTACGCGCAAACTGCAAATAGTGTTGGTAGTAGGGTGTTTCAATGGGGTTGGGGACCAGTAGGGTTTAATGATAGTGGTGGGGTAACACCCAATGATTTAAAAGCAACAGGAGAAGTAGGATCGGTTACGGTCACTACCTCGTAGGAGTTATAAATGAAAAAACATAAAGCAAACACAAACCAACCTAAACTTGTGCCTGTACCTAAAATGGACGGGTATCCAAATAAGATACCGAATACCCAAACACAACAGATGAAGGGTAAAGGTGCAGCAACCAAAGGTACTGGGTTTAGTAAGAACTCGAATTAATTATGAACTATGAAAGTTTAAAAACAGCTATTCAGTCTTATGTAGAAAATGAATTTACAACGACTGACATCAATGTGTTTATTACGCAAGCTGAACAGCGTATTTATAATACAGTACAGATAGCTTATCTGCGTAAAAATGTAACAGGCGCTTTAACAACGAGTAACCAATATTTAACACTGCCTACTGATTGGCTGGATACCTTTTCATTAGCGGTATTAGATGGCAGTAGTAATTATAGTTATCTGATAAACAAAGACACTAATTTTATACGGGAAGCCTACCCTGCGGCGGGGGATAATAAAGGACTCCCACAATATTATGCGCTTTTTGATGATACGACATTGATACTAGGGCCGACTCCTGATTCTGGTTATACAATGGAGTTGCATTACTACTATTACCCAGAAACCATTACTACTGCGACTACAACATGGATTGGGGATAATTTTAGTTCGGTGCTTTTATATGGAAGTATTCTTGAGGCTTATACCTTTATGAAAGGAGAGCCGGATATGATGGCGGAGTATCAAAAAAGATATGATGCTTCATTAGTCATGTTAAAAGAATTAGCTGAATATAAAAACCGTAATGATACTTATAGAGCAGGGCAAGGAAGAAGAGCCGTTGTTTGACGTAAATGTAGAAGCAGATATTGGAACGCCTACGGTTGTTACCACTATTAACAGAGGTATGAACGCTGAAGAATGGGCAGAGCTGGCAGTTAATCGAATTGTCGCTATTTCTGTGGATACCCCGATGCCTTTGCGTGAACAAGCGGTTGCTTACAGAGCACAAATAAAAGCGTTGTTAATAGATTATTTTTATAAAGTCGCAAAAAGTGAGCGAGCAACTATAAAAGTAATTTTAGAAAAGCAGGGACACTGGGGCATAGCTAAAAATATAGAGGATATATAAATGGCAATAACACAAGCAATGTGTACTAGTTTCAAGAAAGAGTTACTTGAAGCGAAACATAATTTTTTAAATAGCGGTGGAAACACCTTTAAAATAGCGTTGTATACATCTTCTGCGACTTTATCGGCGGCTACAACAGCTTATACAACAAGCAATGAGGTTGCCAGCTCTGGCAACTATTCAGCTAAAGGTAACACGCTTACTAACGCAGATCCGACAACCAGTAGCACCACGGCGTATACGGATTTTGCAGATACTACGTGGTCATCCAGTACAATCACGGCTCGTGGTGCGATGATTTTTAACGAGGATACTGATGGAGATACTTCAGTGCTTGTTTTAGATTTTGGGGCAGATAAAGCGTCTAGTTCTGGCGACTTTACTATTTCATTCCCTGCGGCAGATGCCAGTAACGCTATTATAAGGATTGCGTAACGACAATGGCTGTGGGTTACGGTAGATCTGGGTGGAGTAGCGGTAAATACGGGCAACCGACTGATATAAATGTTACGGGAGTAGTCGGCACGGGGGCCGTAGGGTCTGTTGCGGTTTCTACGGGTCATGCTATTGATGTTACCGGAGTAGCAGGAACAGGTTCTGTAGGAAGTGTAACAGTTACAGGTGATGCCAATATATCTGCCACGGGTGTAGTAGGAACAGGAGCTGTAGCACCTGTATTAGTATGGGGGTTAGTAGATGACGCTCAATCCATAACATGGTCTGCGGTAAACGATTCACAAACAATAACATGGGTTGCAGTAGACGATTCACAAACACCTGATTGGTTAGACATAGCAGCGTAAGGAAATATTATGGCTAGTACATATGTAAACGATTTACGACTTGAAGAAATAGCTAGTGGGGAACAATCAACTACGTGGGGAGCCACCACTAACACTAATCTTGAACTTATTGGAGAAGCATTTGGTTATGGTACAGAAGCAATCGCTGATGATTCCACTCATACAATAACAATACAGGATGGGGCTACTGATGGAGCTAGGTCTATATATGTAAAATGCACTGGAGGTGGACAAGCGTGTACGGTTACGCTTGCACCTAATACAGTATCCAAAATTTGGATAATGGAAAATGCGACAAATTATACGTTAACATTTTCTCAAGGGTCTGGAGCTAATGTCGCAATTCCCGCAGGTGATGTAAAAATAATCGCAACGGATGGGGGAGAAGGAAGCGCTGTTGTTTATGATTTGATGGTTGATTTAAATATAGCTACTAAATTAACTGTAAAAAATCCAGCTACAAGCGCAAGTCCCGCTACTGTATTGCTTCAATCTGGTGATACTGATGTTGCCGTCGCAGATGTATTAGGCAAGATTCAGTTTCAAGCACCCAATGAAGGCTCCGGTACAGATGCGATTTTAGTAGCAGCAGAGATAGCGGCAGTCTCAGAAGGCACCTTTAGTTCGAGCAATAAT